CAGCCTTTCCCTCATACGCCGGAAAGCGTATAGAGCCATCAGTGAGCGCCCGAGGGCATCGAGTAGATGGTGATGGCCTCTGAGCCACTGTCAACAGCAGTCACTTCGCCGATGAACTCCCGAGTGGCAGCAGCAGCAGCAGTGTTGGTGTTGTCAGAGTGCAGGGTCACACCCGTACCACCCACGAGGGTCATTGCATGGGTGGCAGATGCTTCGTTCCGCAGGATGAGACGGAATGAAGAGCCAACCTTGCAACCCACGATTTCAGCCACGATGGCCGCCGCAGTTGCGGTGGTCACGTTGCGGCCTGCGCTGGGGGTCATGCGGACCAGAGAGTCCACACACTGAGCAGCGGTGAGGGTGGTTGCTTCGTTGCCAGCAGCAACGACGGTGATACCGGAGGTTTCCCGCGCAAAAGTCGGGGACTCAAGTTCAAAAATTGAAGCCATGGTTAATTACCTCCGTCAATCGTGGTTAGAAACAACCGTCGCCCGGACGATTCCCACGTTTTTGGTCTCATAAACCAGCGACCAGTTGGAAGCGGTTTCGAGCTGCGTGCGGTTCGGGTTGGTTGTAGTTACAGCCCACTTAATCCCGATCGGGTGATACAGGTAGTGGAGGTCGAAACTGACAGCCGAGCTTTTTGCAAGGATGTCACGATCAGTTTCAGTACGGAGCGCAGATTGTTCACCAGTGCCGACAGCGCCGGGCGTGAACATGTAAACCGCATACTCCGTAGAAGCACCAGAGCCGGTGGTTGGGATGTCATCAGACACCACAACACGCATACCCATGTATTCGGCCACAACGGGGTTGCCGAAAGTGTTGCTCATATCGCCACCGGACTGAGTTGTGGTGGTGCCACGAACGTCAGAGGTGTCGATATAGCGCAGGGCGTTGCGCTCTTCCAAGTCAAAGTATGTGGAGCTGTGCATGGCAATCACGCTCAGCTTGTCGCCCTGGTCGCCGAGCAATGCGCGGGCACGGGAGACAGTACGGCTGGAAAGCACCGCGGGGCTGTCGCCTGATTCAGAGTCCAGGCACAGGTTGAACAGCGCGGAGCTGCTGGTGTTGGCGTTGAGTGAACCAAAAGCACCTTGCAGGCAGGAGATGAGATCTTTCTGCTTTTGGTGCGCGATGTAAGCGCCCAGCTTGTTGCCGATTGCGGCTTGCAGGTCGGTGCCTGCTGCCAGGGTGGCGAGGTCGCGTGTCTCGAAGGCTCGCGCCCGGTGGAGCACAACGCCAATCTGCTTGTCAGCAGAAACCTTGCCGGGGGTCAGTGATGTGCTGTCGCTCATCACCTCAAAGTCACCTGTCAGGTTGGCTTTGATGTTTGGGATGTTGACGAAATCGCCGCCATCCTCCGAAGCATTAAGGGCTGCGAGAGGAGCAACGACGCCAGACTGCAGGAACTTGTCCTGATTGGTTGTTTGCTCTTCAACGTAGCCCGTAAAAATTTCGGGGATGATAATGTCCGACCTTCTGGTGGCCATGTCTTTCCGAATAGGTTTACAGGTAGTTCGGGCGCAGCCCTAAGTCTCGCGGCGCAGCTTTGAGACTGTTGTTGAAATCTTACCTTGCGTTGTATTGCTCCGCAGCTCTGCGATAAGCCTTCCAACGGTCAGCACCTTCGCGGTCATAAATTTCGTGCTGAATGTCCTGACGGCCCTGTGCAAATAGCTTGATCGTTTCAGGATCCAGGCCTGATGTGCTGGGTGTTGCCCGTGCAGTAGGCGCACCGCTGCCACTGGGGGTTGGCTCTTTCAAGATGTAGCGCCGCTCCTCAGAGAACTTGCTACGGGCCCAGTCCTGGATGCCGACAGGCAGCGGGCCGCCGTCATCAACCATCGGCCTGCCGTCTTCGATCTTGATTTTCCGCGGGTCAATGAAGTTGTTCAGCACCAAGTCCGGGTCGTGAACTACCTCACTTAGGGCCGCAATCGCCGGATTGATCAACTCAAGGTTGCGGACCTTTTCCTCAAGCTCGCTGATGCGCTGGTCCTTTTGCTCCAGCACCTCTTTGAACTGCTGCTGCTTTGCGGTCAAGGCCTCGTCGTACTTGCCTTGGCTCTCCAGCTGTTTTTGCTCGGTGCGTTGCTTGAACTCCAGCAGCTCCTGGACATCGGTGCCAGGCGGCAATGCAGACAAGCGACCTTCAAGATCTGCAAACTTCTTTTTTTCGTTCAGCAGTTCTTTGTTCTTGGCATCCATTGCGTTGATGCGCTGCATCAAACGCTGGATTTCTTGGCTTTGGTCTTGTTGATCAGGCGCAGCCGTCTCAACGTTTACCTCTTCAGGCATGTGTAACCCGCAGGGTTAATTGCACGCCAAATTTACTACCAAAGAAAACGATTCGCCCAGTAAGCGCCAGAAGTTGGGCCGCGGCGAATGTTTTGTGCGTGGCGTTTCTTCCAAGCATCACGCTTAGCTGCGTCGGCTTTGCTTTCGCCTTTACGCTTGGGGAAACGATCGGCACCCTGCAGGCCGAACCGAATCAGACGGTCACGGCCGTTTTCCTTGATGACAACCGCCGCCGCATATTTTGGGTGGTCAGGGGTCATCTTGGGCTTGCCGTAGCCTTGGAACCGGCCGCCGTCGGGGTGATTGATAGCTGCCATTACTTTCGCTTGCTTGTTCGGGCTTTAGGTTTCGCCTTGGGCTTTGCCTTTGATTTTGGCCGCAGCAAATCAGCGTCTGCCTGCCTTGCCTTGCCTTTACCAGTCACAAAGCTATTGACCCGGCCCATAGCCCAGGCCTCCATCGACACGTTGCGCGATCCGCCCGCCAAGTAAGCGCCTTGGCCGCGACGGTAGACCTTCTCCAGCTGCTCGTAGGTGAAGCGGGAGTTCTTAGCCTTTGTTTTTAGTGCGGTTTTTGTTGCCTCGTTTAGTGGTTTTCTTTTTGGTGCCACCTTGCTTCACCCTCGATGCTGAAACG